AAAGAGGAATCCAACAGCATCACCGGGCAGCGGGAGCTGCTGCGGGATTTCATCCGAACCCGCCCGGAGCTTCGGGAATATGCCGTCAGGATTGACGACGGTTTCACAGGCTCCAATTTTGATCGTCCGAGTTTCAAGAAGATGTTGGAGGATGTAAAGGCCGGACGAACCAACTGCATCATTGTGAAAGATCTTTCGCGCTTCGGCCGAAATTATCTGGACGCAGGCGAATACATCGAGAAGATATTTCCCTTTTTAGGCGTGCGGTTCATCGCTGTCAACGACAACTATGACAGTTTCGGTGGAAAAAACGCTTCGGACGAGCTTGTCATTCCGTTCAAGAATCTTATAAACGAAGCCTACTGCCGGGATATTTCCGTGAAAGTCCGCACCCAGCTTGAGGTCAAGCGCAAGAGCGGCCAGTACATCGGCGCATTTGCCGTCTACGGCTATCTGAAAGATGAAGCGAACAAAAATCACCTGATCGTAGATGAATACGCCGCAGATATCGTGCGGGACATCTTTTCGTGGAAGCTGGAGGGCATGAGTCCGCAGGACATAGCCAGCCGTCTGAACCACAATGGGGTGCTCTCGCCTATGGAGTACAAGAAATCTCTTGGTATGAAGTTCGCCACCTCCTTCAAGGCGAACCCGCAGGCGGCATGGTCGGCCAACGCCGTGCTGCGTATCCTGAAAAATCCGGTCTACACAGGCATACTCATTCAGGGAAAAGAAACCACACCCAGCTACAAGGTGCGAAAGCGCGTCACAAAGCCGGAAAGCGAATGGGCAATCGTTTCGGACGCCCACGAAGCTATCATTGAGCGCCGGGACTTTGACAGCGTACAGAAGGCGCTCTCGTTGGATACCCGCCGCAGCCCCGGCGACAGCGCCGTGCAGCTTTTCAGCGGCATGGTGTTCTGCGGCGAGTGCGGCGCAAACATGGTGCGCAAAACCGTTCCCTCCGGCAATAAAAAGTATGTCTACTACGTCTGCGCCGCGCACAAGCAGGATAAATCCTGTTCGCCCCACCGGATGCGCGACGAGGCGCTGGAACAACTGGTTTTGGACACGGTAAAGCAGTATATCCGGGACGTGGTTGATCTGGACGATATTCTTGCCATGACGGATACCGCCCCCCTGAGAACCGCAGAAGTCCAGAAGGTGCAGCGGCAGCTCGACAAAAAGCGCTCGGAATATGAGCGGCTTCAGAAGCTGCTCATGTCCCTGTATGAAAACCTTGCAGACGGGATCATCGACCGGGAGGAATACGTAAAGCTCAAGCAGAACTACGCAGGACGCTGCGCCGAGTGCGAAAAGCAGATGGAAACCTTGCAGGAGACCATTACGCAGATCAAAGAGCACGGCGGCGAGCACCGGGAGTGGATGGCACAGTTCCGGGAGCATCTGAACATTACGGAATTGGAGCGCAGCATTGTGGTGGCGCTGATCGACCGCATCCTAATTTACAAAGATAATCGTGTGGAAGTCCGTTTTCGCTTCGCGGATGAATTTGCATGGCAGACGGATATCCTGCGCCGTTCGCAAATCAGAGAGGTGGTATAAGTGGCAAGAACCAAACGAAAGACAAACCCGGTCATTCCGGCGGCGGAAGCTCCCGCACAGGCGCAGAAGCAATACCGTGCCGCCGCCTATGCCCGCCTTTCCGTGGAAGACAGCGGCAAACCCGGCGCGGATACCATAGAGGGGCAGAAAAACCTGCTGCTCCGGTTCATTGAAGATGACCCAACGCTTACCCTGTATGGGCTGTTCTGCGATAACGGACGAACAGGCACGGACTTTGACCGTCCTCAGTTTGAAAAGATGATGGAGGAAGTACGCAAAGGGCATATAGACTGCATCGTGGTCAAAGACCTGTCCCGCTTTGGCAGAAACTACAAGGAAACCGGCAACTATCTGGAGCGAATTTTCCCGTTCCTGGGCGTTCGGTTTATTGCAGTCAACGACGGCTTCGACACCCTCACCGCCCAGCGGGGCGCGGACGGTTATCTGGTTCCGCTGAAAAATCTCATCAACGAGGTTTACAGCAAGGATATTTCCAGAAAGTCCGGCTCCGCGCTAGCGGCGAAGCAGAAAAACGGTGATTTCATCGGGGCGTGGGCACCCTACGGCTACCGCAAATGCCCGGACGACCCGCATAAGCTGGAGCCGGACGAGGCAACGGCTCCCGTTGTCCGGCAGATATTCCGGTGGCGAGCCGAGGGTGTGAGCGTCACGCAGATTGCAAGGCGGCTCAACGATGAGGGCGTACCATCCCCCTCCGCCTACCTGTACAACACCGGGGTATGCAAAACGGAGAAATATAACGGCGTGAGCTGGTATGTTCAGACAGTCAAGAACCTTCTGTCCCGGCAGGTGTACATCGGACACATGGTGCAGGGAAGGAAGCGGCAGTCCTTTTACGAAAACCGGGGGCAGTATAAGAAGCCACGAGAGGAGTGGATCGTCGTTGAAAATACCCACGAGCCGCTGATCGACCGGGAGACCTTTGATAAGGTTCAGGAACTTGCCCAGCGCAAAAAGACAGAATACTTTGACAATCTCGGCAGGTTCACGCATCTGAAAACCACCGAAAACATCCTCAAGGGGCTGGTCTACTGCGCCGACTGCAAGCGTCCGCTGGTGCGCTACAAGAATGTGAGTCATGAGAAAAAGCTGTGGTACACATTCATCTGCCAGACGCACACCAACGACATTACAAGCTGCCCCAAGAAGAATATCCGGGAGGATGTGCTGATTCCCATGCTCCTGCAAGCCATCCAGACGCAAATCGCCCTTGCCGCCGATATGGAGGCGCTTATCCGCAGGGTGAACAGCTCCCCCAAATACAGAAAGCAGACTGCGACGCTGCAAGGCAAGCTGGATGCGGCAAAAAAGTCACTTATGCGCTACAACGGCCTGTATGACAGCCTGTATCAGAGCTATGTGGATCAGCTCATGACCGAGCAGGAGTATATGACGCTGAAGCGTCGCTACAAAGCGGAAGCCGAGGAAGCGGAGCGGCTGATCGAGGCTCTGACACGCAGTCAAGCGGCGGAAGCGGCGCACACGCCGGAAAACCCGTTCCTTGCGGCCTTCGGCAGCTTCCGGGATGCAGATACCTTGACCAGAGAAATGGCACAGGCACTGATCCAGCGTGTGTATGTGGACGGCGACAGCAATATCGAGATTGTGTTCCGTTACCGGGACGAATACAAGGAACTCTGTACATATTTGGAAGGGAGGCAAGCTGACGCATGAGAACGGCAATTTATCTTCGCATATCCAGCGAGGACGCGGATTTGAGAACTGGCGAAAAGGACGAATCCGAAAGTATATCCAACCAGCGCAGCCTCCTTCGGGAATATGTGTCCAGTCACGCAGACCTGTCCGGTTCCGAAATACTGGAATTTTGCGACGACGGCTGGAGCGGTACAAACTTTGAGCGCCCCGCAGTGAAGGAGCTTCTGGAGCAGGTCAGGCGAGGGCAGATCAACTGCATCCTAGTCAAAGACCTTTCCCGCTTTGGCCGTGATTATCTCACCGTGGGAGACTATATTTCCCGCGTATTCCCATTTCTCGGTGTGCGCTTCATTTCCGTCAACGACGGTTTTGACAGCAGCAACCCGCTGGATATCGACAGCCTCGACACCTCGTTTCGGACGCTGATCTACGATCTGTACAGCCGTGACCTCTCCCGCAGAGTCAAAAGCGCAAAGAAAGCCAGAGCCGAGCGCGGGGCGTTTCTCAGTCCCTATGCGCCTTATGGATACGTCAAAGACCCGGAGGACAAAAATCATCTTCTGGTAGATACCGAGGCCGCCGACGTGGTACGGCGCATCTTTCAAATGGCGGCGGATGGTACAAAACCATGGCAAATCGCGGCGGCGCTGAACGGCGACGGTGTAAGCTCTCCAAAGAATTACAAAGTCGAGGCGGGCTGCACAAGAATGCCGTGGCGCAGCATCCAAGAGGAAAACTTCTGGACGGCCAGTCTGGTTGCAAAATTCTTGCGGGACGAGCGGTATATTGGTAAGACAGTGTTCGGAAAGCGGAGCCGGGATATTGTGGGCAGTACACACACGGTCAAAATCTCCCGCAATGACTGGATCGTCGTCCCCGACAGGCATGAAGCCATCGTGCCGGAGGCGCTGTTCGAGAAAGCGCAGGCTTGTATGCGGGAGTACCGGGAATATGAAGCTGCATCCGGCAGCGGCAATCCGCTGAAACGCAAGGTGATCTGCGGCGTGTGCGGTCACGCCATGCAGCGGGACAGCCGAAAGAACGGCTCCTACCGCTGCGTCACAAAAAGGCTAAATACTGGTTTTGACTGCTCGGAGGATAGAATCCCTGAGTCTGATATTCTGTATGCTGTCATTGACACCATACAGGTCTATGCCCAATATGCCGTCAGCATAGACCGGCTCCTGCAAACAAGGCGGGAACAGCGGCAGCTTGATCGCAAACAGGCGCAGCGCCGCTTGCAGACGCTCCAGAGCCGAAAAGCTCAGCTTGACGAGCGATTGCAAGACCTCTATGAGCGGCTGGTGGAGGGCGAGATATCCCGTGAGAGCTTCGCGGCGCAGAAAAAAGTCCTGACAGCACAGACCGAGGAAATCACCTGCACAGTCTTAGAGCTGGAGCGCAAAATAAGTGGCAGCGACGATAATAGCAACGCTGTGATCGAGCAATTCAAGAGCTATGCCGGGATTACGGCACTGACCAAAGAGATTTCTGCCGATCTGCTGCAATCCGTCACCATCTACCCGGATGGGCGCATGGACATTCGATTGAACCTTGCCGATGAGATCAAAGCTCTAATGGAGACTCTACACAGGGAATTCTGTACGGCGTAAATTTATTAGTCCTTTTTATACAGCAGCCGACGATGG